AGAGACTAAATAAGAAAAAATAGGGCGTCCCCTATAGATTGTTTTCTGAGTTACAGATTTCGCATTAACTATGGACAAGCCATGAGCTAACACTAAGGTATCACGTACCCTATTTATTAACGATTAGTACAATCCAAACAAATTGCCTGCATCATCTACATTCAACATTATCCACTGACGAGGAATAACAGGTTATTCTTGGTCGAGACTATCTTCTTGTCAAACCGGGCAATGGGAGTGATCAGCTCCACAGAGGGTTTATCCGCATTTCCCCGGTTAAGAGTACTATGCGTTTAACAAGTCGACAACAGAGTCATATTGAGTTTCAATTACATAGATATTCATTACTCGATCTATGTCTAACTTTACATACCGCTTTGAGCCAAGTTAGAAGCTCGACCACAACATACGTCGGTCGATTGACGTTCAATTTATTATTTGTATTATTTTAATTGTCCAATGATACAATAAATTGAAATAAGTTTTATTTTAACGAATAACTATATTTTATATCATAGAGACTAAATAAGAAAAAACAGGGCGTCCCCTGGGATTGTTTTCTGAGTTACAGATTTCGCATAATCTACAGACAAGCTATGAGACCACGCTTGATAAAACTCAACCTATATGATATTTTGTTTTACCCTTTTATCCCGAGTAGTACAATCCAAACAAATCTGGTGCATCATCTCCATTCAATATTATCCACTGACGAACTTCTAATGTATGACCATAAGGTGGTGCGTACAGACCTTATTATAAGGTGGTCGTGACTGACCTTATGGTCATACATTAGAAGGTGGCCAAGACTATCTTCTTGTCAAACCGGGCAATGGGAGTGATCAGCTCCACAGAGGGTTTATCTGCATACGACCGATTAAGGGTATATGCGTTTAACAAGTCGACAACAGAGTCATATTGAGTTTCAATTACATAGATATTCATTACTCGATCTATGTCTAACTTTACATACCGCTTTGAGCCAAGTTAGTAGCTCAACCACAACATACGTCGGTCGATTGACGTTCAATTTATTATTTGTATTATTTTAATTGTCCAATGATACAACAACATGAAATAAGTTTTATTTTAACGAATAACTATATTTTATATCATACAATCTAAATAAAAAAAAACAGGGCGTCCCCTGGGATTGTTTTCTGAGTTACAGATTTCGCACAATCTACTGACAAGCAATGAGACAACGCTTGATAAAACTCAACCTACATGATATTTTGTTTTATCCTCTTATCCCGAGTAGTACAATCCAAACAAACCAGGTGCATCATATCCATTCAACATTATCCACTGACGAGGAATTAATACATTACCTTAATAAACCTTAAGTTCAGTATTAAACTTGGTCGAGACTATCTTCTTGTCAAACCGGGCTAAGGGAGTGATCAGCTCCACATAAGGGTTCATCCGCACATCCCGGTTAAGGGCTTATACGTTTAACAAGTCAACAACAGAGTCACATTGAGTTTCAATTACATAGATGTTCATTACTCGATCCATGTCTAACTTTACAAACCACTATTTGAGCCAAGTTAGTAGCTCGACCACAACATACGCCGGTCGACGTATGTTCAATTTATTGTTTGTAACATTTTAATTGCCCAATGATACAATAAATTGAAACGGGTTTTATTTAAATGAATAGCTGCATGATACTATATTATGGACCTTAAAAGTCAAATTAACATGAGTGCAAAAAAGACAATGAAAAAAGAAAAAGAAAAGGTAAGATGTGTGTTTTGCAACAGTCTATCTCATAAGAAAGAAAACTGTAATAGTACCTTCAATGGGCGTAGAAATCACCTCGATCAGGGATGGGACTTTCAGATGCACGACGAATGTCCTGGATTTGACACCCTTGCCGCAAACGAGTTGCGATATATTGCATGGCATTATGCGGCATACGAGGGGGCGATTCACGACTGGAAACAGAAAAACACTCAACACTACAACCGCAAGTTTAGGTTCCGTCCGGTCGACCTCTCGCTTTCAAAAGCGCAACTCATTAAAGAACTTGCTAGAAGGTGGAAGGGGTTTCAGCCAGTGCGCGACCTGTATCAAACCAAACCTGTGGCGACAGAAGACGACGACTGTCCTATTTGTTTGGAATGTACTACGACATCATACAAATGGATGTTCACCGTTTCATCTTGGGTAAAAGTTGAAGATAAGGTAACGACGGAGTGTAAGCATTCCTTTTGTAAAAAGTGCTGGGCTAGTCATACCGAAAAGAATCGCCGCTACGATTATAGTGCTACAGGTAATCATCATTCTGCCCCTAACTTGTGTGTGAAATGTCCGATGTGCCGACATAAAATCGCTGTTCAGTAAAATGAATAACGTGTGTCATGACATTCATTGTCGTTTTGATTATTTGTATTTTTCATATTATTTACTATATGTATTATATAGTAGATAGATAACCAGATCAAATGAATAGTTATGAAACTCAAGACTACATATTCGATATTGCGAATAACGTAATGTTTACGCTGTTGTTTGTTTCATATATAGGTGTTTGGAGCCTCGCTCCAGACTACTTAGAAATGTTGCGTATGGGCGTGCAGCTATACGTATCATTATTTTTAATTGTAAGATTTAATCCTTATGTGAAACGTGTGAAGTTTAGTGAGTTAGACAGAAAGGTTGCATATAGTGCTGGAATATTTATGTTTATGAGTACTATAATTGCAAAATATTTTACGTATATGGTATCATTAACCACTCCGTTAGACCCAAAAGATGCAGCGACTATTGTTCAACATATATCATAAAATATTGTTCACATATAACATTTAAAATGTTAGTTATTATAAAATGCCGTGTAATAAAATATTACAAATGTCATTAAAGTTGTCTGCTTGTTCTATACCAAACAATATTTCAAATAATAATTATAATACACTACATATTAATAGAACGAAATTATCTAATAATAAAAAAGTTATAGACACTGTTCCAGAAGTATACCTACAAGAAGACCCCTTTATTTTTGTTAATTAATTACACCTTATCTTCTTTGAGGTTTACCAAAGAAGATTGTATTTGTCTATCTTGTTTTTCATACTGTATTCTTTCAAGTTCACGTAGTCTGTTAGCTTCAAATGTTCGGACTCTTTCCATTCTTTCTATAGAAGCGAGAACTGTATTTTCATACCGCAATCTAGCGGGCATTTTTGCTTGTTCAAGCTTATAGTCTGTTATATCTTTTTGATGTTGTTTAATCATTTCTTTGTGTAATTTTACAGGAACGTTGGTGAGATCTAAATCCATTATTCCATTATACCCTTTTATAATCATGTTAAACAATGTCCTAGTTCTTTTCTTACAATCAAATTATATGGATAGGCTGGTTTTGAAATTACCTTATAATAAAGACGCGCTATATCTTTATATATGTAAACCACTGTGTATGTATTAGATGATCCACCCGCACGGTCTTTAGCGTATATATACATATTATTTGAACTAATAAAATAACGTTGGGTGTCGATAGTTTCATTTTCTGTCATATCTTCTATTTCTTGTAACATATTCTCTACAAATGCATGATGAGACATAATATCATATTCAATATACTTTAATATGTTATTATGTTATTATGTTATTAATTATTCGCAACGTATCATTCAAACAAATCAAATGACTGTTCTAATTTGATCACTTCCCAAAATACCTCCTGACCCGTTCATATCAGTATAACATATTTCAAATACATTATCGTAAGACCAATTATAATCATAGCATAAACATAAGTTTGGTTGATTATCAAAATCGAACTCAAAATAAAAACTTGTATCGTTTGGTCTTGTTTCAGTATCTTTCATAATTTTCTGTTTTTTATTAATAATCGGCATAATTACATTGTATCTTTCATCGTGTTTATGGATTACATTTACATATTTATGATAATCAATGCTATTCTTTGTTTTATATTTATACTTGATCTGTCCATCATATTCAAGTATGATGTTTTTTAACTCGTATGGAAGTTTTTTACACAATTTATCTATCTGATTAGTATTATTTCTGGTGTTGGTGTTGGTGTTGGCGTTGGTGTTGTTATAACCAAAAATATAGTTTACAAATGAAGCAATCATATTAGATTATTAATAATAAATGTATTTATATCAAAATTAATAATACAGTGCCATTTCTACACCCTTTACTTGAAACCCTTCATTACATTTTTTGTAAAATGCAACATTTTTTTCTGAACAATCAAGTATACATTTATAGCAACCTTGATCATTTGCATAATCAATACACCTGTTTACAATCAGTTTCCCTAATCCGTTTCCACGAAGGCCAGAAGACACCACAACGTCTTCTATGTGGCCAACTTTGCCCATATTATGTATAAGTTTTTGTTCAACAAAAATAGTAGCAGACGCCACAATGTAATTAGACGACCCATCACCTATTTGCTTCTCTCTATCTTCGACAACAAACGTTTTTGTTTTTTGATTGCACCTAAAATAACGAAAATCATCAATACTAATTGTATCCGGATCTATTTGAAATCCATCTTTTAATAAGTTTATATACCCCCCATAAAAATCAGGTTCCCTTAACTCTCTAACAAAAAATCGGTGGTTAGTCGTATCCATTTACGTATACTAAATATTAAATAGTATACTATACTGTTTAATATTTATTTGTATCTTATTCATCATCTATAAATCCAGGAAAAAACCGTGTAAAAAACACGTGTAAATGAGTAACCATTCGTTTCGTGACTATTTTATCCACCTCGAAATCAACGGGATCTTTGTCGACACAAACAACCCTTTTCATTTCAAGATATTTTAAAAAATAAATTGTAAAGATTTCTTTATTTTTCTCTACTATGTCTGCATTATCTGTTGGTTTGTATAATAAGTTTTGAATAATCTCTACTTTAAATAATCGTTCCATAATTTCATCAGGGGTATAAAAATATACATACGGTTTAACTTTCAGGTAATATACATTATCCACATCCATCTCAGGATAAACTACATCATCAAAATAACAAAGTTCAATATTATACGGAAGTCTGCAACAACGTATAAAATCAGTATACTTTTTATCTTTTGATGTACGACATGGCTCTTGAATAACTCCATCCAACTTAAATGCTAAAATGATATTATCAAATACCCCTCCACCGAGTTTATACTCAATGTAATTCATTAACATATATACCCACTCCTTGTGATACCTATTATTTGTATAAATCATTATGCCTCTACATGAACCCTGTTGTTTTTTCTTTTTTAAAGATGAAAGTATATGTAATATACCAGGTCTAAATAATTCGGGAAACTTATCTAATATTGTATTGAAATCGTTATGGGTTAACGTATAACTAAGCTTGTTGTAACTTATAAATCTCATAAGTGATGCCCAAATATTTCGGATAAGAATAAAATGACCAATCGTTTCATCTAAATCAAATACTACGTATTTGTTCATGTTCTCATTTGACATGCATATATTATAATAGAAATAAAAAACACCGTAGCCGCATTTTTACTTATATACTTTGGTAGTGATAATTACACAAATCGATATGTCCTATATATCTTACATAATGTTTCAAACATAATGTTTCAAATAAAATATTATATAAGATATAATATATACAAAATCAATCGCCCATTACAGGAGTAAATTCACCATCCAAATGGTATTTAACGATTTAACAGTACGAGAATACAAGACTATTCTCAACTACTACAAAATACCGGTTCCAATCAATAAAAAAGAAATGAAACGCCAAGCTGAAAAGGTAATTACCGATAAATTATGCGGATGCATAAAACAAGTTGCCAGAAAAGGAAAACTTCCAAACAGAGCTAATTTTAGTGAACAAAAAGCCATTGGGATATGCACCAAAACAATTGTGAACAGTAAAGGGATTACTCGGGGTTCGTTCGCATGTAAGTCTCCAAAAAGAAATGTGACGCTAAAACGACACCCGGAACAAAAGAAGACTAAGAAGAAAAATAGCCAGACTAGGAGATCAAGATAATAAAACGCCTATCATTTGGCGTTGATGGATATGTAGGATAAAGCAGCAAGTAACACCTTCTCTTGTTGGGTCAACTTTTGAAATAAAATGATGTCATCCATTTTTACTTCAAAATATCTACCTCTTATGTTACGCATTCTCATGCAAGTATTGTCGTCCGTAAACACAAACTCACAAAAAAACGCTCCCTGAACAAGGCTAATATTATCAAGATCACTCATATTAAGCCATCGCAAAAATGAACCATTCTTTAGCTCATGTATTTCATCGACGTATCTGTACCCTTGAAGTTTATGTAACAATTCAACCTTTTCCTCCTCGTCGATCGGAAGTTCGTTGATGATGTCTACCCGGTCTTTCATTATTTTTTCATTGGAAAGAGACAAAATGTCTGCGTTTGCATGGTTATTTGATGCAATATCAAGTAATTCAATAGGTATACTCATGTCGTCGAATGAGCACTCTTATTATTTGTCTATGATACAATATTGATTACATTATATCATATATGTTTAACTCCATTACGGTTAAGTAAATTACCATAATGTTCCGAATGCACCTCCGCCCATTGAGTTGGCAGCCATAGGTTCAAATGGCTCTTGCTGATCTCCTCCCTGGTTTCCACTGTTTACAGGATCTTGTCGTAACGACTGAATACCAGTGGTTCCAGTTGATTGAGTTGATTGTGTCATGGGCATACCAGGACTAGTTACAGGCATAGAAGGAGAAGGAGAATGTGCATTTACTAAAGGATTGCTTTGGTTGGCAACGTGTTGTTGCGAACCAATGTCCTTTTTAGATTGGTTATTCATATTTTCTACCCCTTCCTTTTTTCCCATAATGAGATCTTCAATGCGATCATAAAGAATGCTTACCTTTTCGCCAAGTTTTGTTTGTAAACTGAGTATAATGATCAATGTTGCAGGTATCATGTGGATAATAGAAAAATGTTCATATTTAGTGCCGCTGTATGGAGGGACAAAAGTAACAGCTCTGTTAATTATCAATATTCCAACAAACATAAATACGGTCTGTATGATAACTTCGGCTAAAAGTTCCAGACTACCCTTTTCATCGTCGGCCTCAGGAACATATTTTTGCATAAGTTTGTTTAGCATAACAATAGGAACAAGGGCGACAACTGTATATTGAACAATGTTCATCATTTCACGTTTAGACGGTTCATCAAAGTTGAAAACATGTTGGAAAAACGTTTCACCGTTATTTCCACCTACAATAGTATCTATATCTCCCATATATGTTGTACCTAGAGAAATAAATAGAATTAGTTAATTAATTGTATGCGTCAAATGAATTAAACACAAATGCTCTATCTATATATATAAAGTATAGGGTAGATGAGTGCATCCAGAGCTATGGCATCCGCTAAAAATAAGAAAGCAGGTGGGAATAATCCTAATCCGGCTGCTAATATGCAAGATCAGAAATATTCTCCAAGTGTAGGTGGTTCAGAAACCAATGAAGTACCAATTATATCCAAAGTTACTATTCCTCAAGCTCTACAAATGTTATCATGTAGATTAGATGTTATTGAGGAAAAATCTAGTAAAGCATTTGATGTCTTAGAAGAGTCAAGAATTCTTGAAAAGCAGTCTGAAAATAAATATTTAGTAGATGCGAATGTATTTGAGTCTCTTGTTAGCCGAATTGAAAAACTAGAATCGACAAATAATTCAACAACACCGATACAGCAACAAGATAGTATTTCTAAAAACGAACTAGAAAATGTTTACGCAAACATGGCGGATATTAATAACAAAATGGATGAGTTTAAGGATAATTTCATTAAGTTACAATCATATGTAATGGATACAAATGCAAAACTCACTGAAGTGGTTTTTTCTATTCCAGCTGAATCAATGGTAGACTATCGTGATGTTTTTATTAAAAAGACCGAAGACCTTTCTGAACCTAATGTTGCTCTTCCTGTTCATAGAATGACTTCTACTCCAGATATGTCAGACATGGTTCCAGATGTGTTAGACTCAATAGACGCTAGTTCTTTAGAACGCCCAGTATTAAAAAGGTCAACTAATGAAATAATATCAAATAATGATGGTTCACTAAAATTAAATATAAATAATGATTTCAATGCAACCAGTCTTGATAGTCTAACTCTAGGTGGATATGTAGAAACAAATAATAATGCAAATGCTGAGGAAACGGCGGAAATGCCCAGTCTTTAGGAATTAAGTTGTTAATAGTTTGAAACAGATGACATAATACACCAAAATGTATAAATTAATTTATTGTCAGATTATATAATGGCCAGTTTAAAAAAACTTATGTCAGACTACGGTCTAGGTGCTATCATTATTTTACTGTTGTTAGCATTTGCAATTAGCACTCTTTCTGATTATATAAATAACAAAGCTTTAGGAGGTAGTGAGGGACACGCAAACTTAGCTGCATCTGCTGCCGCATACAGCGATGGACCATCTGGTCCTTCCGCTGGTCCTTCCGCTGGTGAAGGATCTTCCAGCGAGTTTGCCCCTGTTTCTGGCAACCAAAGCTCTCCTACCCCAATCACTAACCCCGCAGACCTTCTTCCTAGGGATAGTAACAATGAGTTTTCTGAAATGGCCCCCACTGCTAATGGTGGAAACAATGCTGCCCTGTTAGACGCTGGTCACCACATCGGAAGCTCTGGAAGTGATGCTCCTTTAAGAAACGCCAACTTACAAATTCGTGGCGAGGATCCTAACCCTCGCAGTTATTCTGGACCATGGAACCAGTCTACTATCGAGCCTGATGTAGACAGAAAGGGTATATGTGCTTAAATAATTTAGTCTATAAGAGACATCATACTATACGTATAATATATATTCCACATATATATTATATAGCAATCGATAATATCATCTGAATATTTTTATGTTTTCATTTATTGTTAAGCAAGATATTTTGTTTTACGTGATTTTTGCATTTGTTATTGTTTATAGTCTCAAAATATATTCGGAAGGCGAATTGTTTAATTTAAAATGTATTATTGCAACAGAAGATGGACATAAATATTGCGTTAGAAACAGACTTAAAATAAAAGAATCCGCTAACTTATTAGCCCGTGTTACCAAAAGAGCATCCACGTTTGTTAATAAACTTTACGAAAAATATCCTGATGAAGAAAGAGTAAAAAGATTATATGATGGGTTTGATCCAAAAAAGGTTCAAGAAACTCTTCCTACAAGCGAACTTACGGCATATAGTGAAAACAAGGGTGAAAAGATGGCGTTTTGTTTAGCAAAATCAAAACATAGCGAAGCATTAATTGATGAACATACCCTGATGTTTGTATACTTTCACGAGTTATCACACGTAATGAGTGTTTCTATTGGTCACAAAAAAGAGTTTTGGGATAATTTTAAGTTTATTTTAACCGAAGCAAATGAAATGGGTCTTTATAAACCACGAGACTACAAAGAAAAATCTCAAGGTTATTGCGGGATGAGAATAACCGACAACCCGTATTATGATATGTAAATACTTACAAAAACCCCTTTATGAATATAACTAAATCGTTACACAACACATGACAATGAACCTTCTTAGGATTTGATTTTTTTCCTTTTTCTGTAGAAAAGAGAGATACCCATGTTAATAATTCATCATTTCTCTGTTTTTTAATATAACGATTACATGCCCTTTCTTCGTGTATTGTGTTATATATTCTTTCATTTCCGTCGGATCGTTTTCTATTTACAATTTTATCAACAACTCCACTTGTAAGCATTTCTGAATACATAGATCTAGATATAATATTTGAAAACATGAGTGACTTTATATAATGTATAGTAAATCTATAATATCGATCTTCTAGTTCTTCTTCTATACCGTCGTGTATATCACCATTACTATCACTTCTTACTCGTTTCATATTACGTGTAAAATGTTTTATTTCTTCATTTTGTTCCATTCTGTGATATTGTAAGATTGGAGAAATCATACAATATCAGTATAATATTATTAATTCTTTTAATTTAACCAATCACTTACATTATTTTTTGTTTTCACAAGAGTGTACATTAAGACTGCATAAGTTGTTGTAATTAGAACAATGTCATATACAACCGCATAAAATCCTGCAGCATAAAACCATCTAGAAAAGAAGCTTTTCTTGTCTAGCGGTTTCGATTTATACAGTAAATAAAACGCACCAGATATACCTAATGTTACACATGCAACAATAAACATTCTACTTATCATTCGATTGACATTGACAAGATAAACGACTGCTTGTGCTAACAATAAATAAAAAAATATCAAAAATAGGTCGAGAAGTGTGCTATTTAACATGTTTTTATAATAATACTCCGTTACTAGTTTTTGTTGACCGGTAATAAACACTGGAAGATTCAATACATAAACAATTAGCAACGTTGAGACTATAAAAGTAATTAAATAGGACGTAAAGAGCCATACAAGTTCTTTATAAATTGCCATGTTCAGCCAGCTATTAATATCTGTGTATGTAGTTTACATAGAAAATAATGTGTTCACATCTAAATTAGTCATTATAATATGATAAAAATATTTGTAAAATATATATGAACCGTGTTAAAACTATTTATAAAATACATCTTGTAAAATACGGGGATGTGGATGAACAAGGGTCAATTATTGTCTTTTACGGAAATGATACAGTCTCGACAGATGAACTAAATAGTCAGTTTATAAATGATCCAACAAACTCAAAGTTTATAGATAATGGGTCGGGTGAACCTATTTTTAGCTCAGACGAGTTAGATCACATTAAAAACAAAAATATAAAAGTGACGTTTATTAATCGAAGCATCTATCCAGATGATACGATCTTAACAATTAAACTTAAGGTATTAGAAGAACTCAACACAGAAATAGCAGTAGAAGAGTTGTTTCTATTCTGTTCAAAGAGAGAACAGGTTTTTCCAGTGGATGTTTACAATACACTAACTCAGAACCGCCGAGTTGTTCTAACCAAAAAACGTTTAGAAAACATGCTTGAAAACTTCAAAACATTTGGTGCTACCGGAGACACTATGGTATCTCTTCCAGAAGACAAAGAATACTATTCTTACGAGGATCTTATGAAAACAGATATTTTTAACAAGGAAATAAATGTAACTAGGATGGTTGGACAAAAAGTCTTCTTAATAGATACACATTATCCTTTTCCATACAATCCTTTCGATATGAAACATTTTGACAATCTTCTTTACAGTGCAAGCAAGAATGCAACAAGCACCACAAATAATAACTTGTTACTTGATAATGGAAAAATACAACATAATATGCTTTATGTTGCTACTGCAAAAGATGTTCTGGCCCGAAATAAATCAAAGGGTGAACCGCTTAACGAACAGTATCTATTAAACGTATATTTTCCATCTCTTGTGTCAAAAGGAATTGGCTCAGCATTGCAATTACACGAAAATCATGATGATATCATGAAAGATACCAAACAATTACAATCTGACAACACAAAAAATATATTTTTAAAAGAACACATGCTACATAATATATCTAAACACGTCGTATCTAAAAACATAGACGGGTTTCAATATGAATCAAAAGGATTATTACAAATTAGATTTGCTATTCAACAAACCTTTTCTTTTAATGCCCCACTTGAGACTATATTCAAAATTATTCATACCGACGAAAACATACCCTTTACAAAACTGAACCCAGGTGTTCACCGAGAACCAATGTTTCGACTTTATGGAGAAGAAAAAACAAAAGACAATCGTGTCATACCATCCCTAAATAAGACAAAATCGTCTCAACTTGCATCCCAAATTGGAAAAGCTAAGTGTGTAGCGGCGTATATTGTTGTTAAGGATGAAAAAGATATTGAGTTTGTTTGCGAGGTGCAAGAAAACGGTGACATTATTATTGATATAACATCGTCTTCTCCGATTACATTAACAAAAGTAAATGATCTTATTTTACAATATGCAAATCCTTTCATAAAACAAATTGCAAACTTTCTATCAGAAAGTGGATATAAGTTTGAGTTGTTTTCTGGAATAGACGAAGATAACATTGATATTTTGCACATCAAGTATGGGTATGATGTAATGATTACAAATGATGTGGATACATTTGACTTAAAACGTGTTCAGAAATGTTTAACCCCTGTTTTTATTATTAACTCGTTCAACATATCAGGAAGAGATGGGATAAATATGAGATATAAAAAGGTGTCTAACTTCAACAAAATGACAAGCAAAGAAGCCTTTGTTATTGAACAAATAAAACGCAGGGAGGGTTACCAAGGAGAACTCTTAGTAGAAAACTTAATGAATGCGCACGATATCTCCGAAGATGAAGCAAGAGAGATCATTGCACGTGTTGCTAGTCAACTAACAATAGACACTGGAGGTATTGGGTCAAAGATTATGCGTATACGTTCTAATCCTGGATTTCCTGTTTCTGTTTCAGACTTAACAAAGAAATCACTAAAAACAAAAAGAAAAATTCGTGTAGAGATTTCAGGAATAGACAACATCGAATACATACAATGTATCGAGACTTATATAAATGCATTTTTATCATTATGCGTGTCGTATGATAAGGTATCTAGTTTATTACCCGATGTTGAAACAACATGTAATCTTACACAAAACGAATCAATTATGGGTGCAGATATATTATCAGCAAATGATAAAAATATTGTTAACAAACAAGAACTTATCATAGATGCCGAAAATGAAGAAGTTCAAATAATAGACAATGCACAACCAGTTAGTTTTGATGAAAATGTAAACACCAAAAAGGTCAGCGCGCTTGATTTAATATATGGAAGTGACAGTGAAGAAGATTATGGAGACTATGAAGACGATGAAGACGATGACGATGAAAGTGATATGGAAGGAGGATCTAGAATACGTAGAAACAAAAAAAAAAAGAAAGGAGGAAACTCAACAACCAATATAATTGGCATGCGGTTATCAAAACCCAACCCTTTTGTAAAAATAATGGAAGAAGCAGACAAGGATCTGTTTCTTGCAAAGAGTGACAAAACTGGCAAGTATTTTGGTTACTCAAAAACATGTGACTCTGCTTACGGGCGACAACCTGTTCTAATGACACAAGATGAATACACAACTACAGTTGAAAAAGAAAAGCAGGGAATTATTGATAGATATGGAAGACAAGAGTTTGACGCATTAAATAAAGAACAGCAAGAAGATATAGTTAAAAAAGAAACCCAACTAGACGACAGATTTATTGTTACTTATGGATCAAGTAAAGACACGAAAAATGTGTATGCTTGCCCCAGATACTGGTGTCTAAAAACAAACAGTTATATTCATCCTTCAGAGATGCAACAAAAGGTTGACGAAACTGGAAATACGATGGTTGATACGGACGGAAAACCCATTATGGAACATCCAACATGTGGAGGTATTGTTCCAAGAGGTCAAACAAAAGTGCAGGATGATGGGAACTTTGTGTACGAGTTTACTGGATCCAATAGAATATCAAGCAAAACTGGAAAATACATTGCCAACTATCCCGGATTTATGCCAAGAGATAAACATCCAAATAATAAATGTATCCCATGCTGTTTTAAGTTTACGGAAACGAATGGTGAACTAAAAAGAAGTTTGGCAAAAGTAAACATGATGAAAGACTGTGTAAAAGATATTGAAAGCGACGAAGAGTCCGCATCGGCAGAACCAGTAAATGAAATTGTTGACGCACCAAAAGGGGACGCACTATACATTCTAGACCAAAAAACAACACCGGTTCATCTAGGACGATGGGGATTTTTACCAATCGAAGTTCAATACTTGTTAAAAGAATACTCAAGTGACTATCTAGAAGACCTTCCACGAATGCAGATCAAAGAAAATCTTCTAGTTCTACTACGACATGGCGTTGAAACAAAAACTGGAGAAAACCCACAACACTTTTTGGCAGCTATGGCAGACATCATGTTTTATAATGATCCAACAGACAAAATAACGGTATCCAAGTTTAAAGAATATCTTGTAAGCAAAATAACTCTTGAACGATTTGCTAGATACCAAAATGGTAATCTTGTCCAAGAGTTTTATAGTTCGGTGAATATTGAAAACCAAGACATAGACCCACACAAATCTTCTTCCCTCTACAATGAGATGAGCGAAACATCTTTTCGTAAATTAGTACGAGCATACGACAACTTCAAGGCATTCATTATTGTTGACAGCACAACGGTTGACTATACTTATACCTGGGATTTAATGTGTGATAAAGACATACATCCGTCTCACCCAAATGGTGCAAACTTAGTTATAATTCATATTCCAAACGATGATGATACAATGAAAGTAGAAATATTATGCCCATCTAATCATTATTCTAGTGTCATCTTCAATCGTGACAAACCAACCATGATCGTGGTGAAAAAAGGTGATATTTATGAACCAATATATGCACTCAAGAAAACAAAAGAGTCAATTACATTCCAAAAATACTTTTCACACGAAGAAAGTATTGTTCCAAACGTAACCAACGAAACGACTCCACCCACCGTTATTACTTTCCTTAACAAAGTTGTAAACCCAATCTATCAAAATAAATGCACTCCTATGGCTAGTTTACGCCGTGAATATAAGTTCAAATCTCCTATTATGTTGCCAAAACTCATTACATTATTAAATAAAACACGTAGTGTTAATGTAGAAATATTACGACATGTTTTTAACTACTCATATAAAACAGTTGCACTTGAAGTAAAGATAGGCAACACGCAGGGTATCATTCCTTGTTATCCTTCGGGCAATCGGTTATCAAGCGAAACCCAAGTAGCATTCATAGATGATGAAACGTTATATAACTCATATAATGAAACAATTGAGTTCGTTAACAAAGTCATACATATTTTCAAAGACAACATACCCATACAACCAGCATTTAAACTAGTTGAAGATGAAATAATGATTGTAGGTGTTATTACAATTACAAATCAAGTTATTCTATTATCAAAACCAATGGAGATAAATAACGTAAACGATGATATTCCTGTTATGAAACATAAAGGTTTCTCAAAAGACAACACTAACCCAGCGAAAACCTTTATTGATATTCATATAAATAACAACAATTCAGTTGATAATGAAAGAGTAGAATATGTAAATAAAATACGACTAGAAACCAATTTTTTCAATGCATTCCGAAATACAGTAAGAATACTTTTACAAGATTATTCAAACCTAAGTGTTCGCGAAGAGATAGAACATATTATTGATAGTAAAATGACTTTATATAGAAAAAAACTAGAAGATATGGTCTCTCTAATAAAAAAACTAGTAGGAAACCACGTGACGTTCAAAGAAGATATTGATGTATCTCTTGTTAAGAACGCTTCGTTATGCATTAATGCAGATCAAAATACTTGCAGTGAAAGAAATCCTGTGTGTATATTACAGCAAAATAATGAAGATCCTCAGGTACAAAACAATACAAACTGTATTTTGGTTATACCTAAGAAAAACCTCATCTCTCCGGAGATAGACAATGAGACTATTTACATATACAAGATCGCAGATCAACTGTTACGATACGCACGTATTCGGACTTATATTTTAGACATAACGCAGTTCTTGAGTGTAGGGGATTCTTCGTATCAGATGGATAAAAACGAAGTTATATTATCACAATCTTCTCTCAAGAATGAGTATTATAATGATCTTATTCCATACAAGGACACGGGGTATGATAAAATCAATACATTTGACAATGTAAACCCATCCTATATGACAACCACACATACCACAAGTTATGATTATAACAAAATTGTTGAAATGGAAGTTCTGAAACCATTTTCAGAAAATCTAGAACAGCAGCCTCAGACTGAACCCAAATCCGAAAAAACTTCTGAAGTAAAAGGAGGCAAGAAGAATAAGACAAACAACCCGAAAAAGCTTAAGAAAAAAATGAAACTTTTAGAGTAAGCTTTACAAAAGAAAGAAAACATGCGATATGATTGTACTTTTATGTTTAGATATAGTATAAGACTATAATGGATACGGTCAATGCTGTTCTTCAACCTGACTTTCACAGTGGTTATTGTGATTACTTTTTCTACCTGATGGTAATCTACCTCATTATTGGTACCCTCACCGTCGCCGACTTCGCTTTATCTGGAGTTGCAAACATCAAAAACTTTAGCGGATTTATGAGAAACCATATGGGATCAAAGGTTCTCCAACTTGTTACCATTGGCGTTCACTTTTTCGTGATCCGTCTTCTTTACAGTATGTGCGCTCGTTCTCTTCCTGTGAAGGAAGGTATGGGTTGTTCAAATAAGAGAGATGGATTTCGTGAGGGAGGGCCCGATGATGATGAGGATATCTAAATATCCAGATGTTCATGTAGCAATGCATCAATATATGCTTCACAATAATTAATACATGGTAATTTAATATTTAGGTTACCATATATTTCTATCTAATAATCTTCACGCTCGCCATCGCTTCCGTATTCTTCCATTCGCAAGTTCTGCATCGCATCATGGTCTTCTTCCGTAAACCCTCTTTCTAGATACGAATTACGTGCAATTTCTTCCATACGACTATGCATATACTCATCAGATGTCATATCAGCATTTAGAGGAATACCATACGTCATCAACGAACTTGACACAATCTCTTCTTCATTCTCCGCCTCTTCTTCAATGTATTCTTCTTGTCGGCGATTATTGTGGCAATCACGACATATCCAATCGTCATTCTGTTTGCACCATACATTGTCACCGTTACAATAGTTGCAAACATCATGTCTATTACAAATAAAACATTTGTTCTTGATAGATCGTAAATTACAATCGTCACATAAAAACATATCTAATACATTCCTAGTTTCAGATGTTTCGATTACTTCACTGTTATTTGTATACCTAGACGGGTCATACGTGTTTTTTTCTTCATAATTAATAATATTTTGTGTATTTTGTGCTTCGTTACTATTCAACAGTTCACTGGGGACAAACTCAATCTCCTTTAGGTTATAATAATTCAATGATAGATTTTCATAAAAATTATGTGCTACCTCTGCTGTGTAAAACGTCTCAACCAACTTAACAGTATATCTTGTTTCTTGTGATCCGATCATAGCACGAACAATATACTTTCCGCTAATTTCTTCATTTATTGGTTGAGAAGACATATTGTTTGCTACAACATTAACATCTTCACTGCATTGTGTAACGTTTTCAATCGTAGCACCAACATCTACGCTATTTGTTTCACATTCGTCATCACGGGGTTCACGTATACTCGTTGCACAGCTGGAGTTCTCATCCTCTTCTGTAGTATTCACATTAAGCGGATAAGTAATATTATTCAATCTTTGGGTCATCTCAGTAAACGTTGACATAACACGTGATACGACTTCTTCGTGGAGTTCCATTATCTCATCAGGACCCATATCATTATATTGCATTATAGGTTCTAGTTGAATACGAGTTAACATATCTAACTGAGGTGTACGCATTGTCACGTTATGTGGGGTCGGCGGGGATATACGAGGTTCTAGATCATTGTTATCGTGCGCAATATCATTTGGATCTATTATTCCATTATTAAGTCTATTTAACAAATCAGCAATAGGGGGTTCTCCATCATCCCTATCTATTACCGTATCGTCCGAATTAGTTATTTCATCATCACTTTCCTCTTTTTCTTCGCCACTTTCCTCTGTTTCCTCTGTTTCCTCTGTTTCCTCGTCACTTTCCTCTTTTTCTTCATCAAAAGTATTATATCTTCTCATTCTAATTCTTTGTCTACGATAATAATTATCTACATAAAACTCATATTCATCTTCCATGTCAGAAGAATGAAAATCAGTATGTCTTGCAAGTGACAGATCAGCCGATTTAAAGTATGTAACCATCTTGTAATATTGAATGTCGTCTTTTAATTCAACAGTAAAATAATCATCTTTTTCCATAGAATAAAATGGACTATTAAGTCTGGGGACCAAACAATTATATCTTGCAAAACATCGTGTCTTACCATCAGTCGACGTGTTGTGAATAATAGTTCTTTGTCCAAAAGTTTGATTAATAATTGATAATTGCTTAAAACGTTTCTCAAGAAGATCCTCAGATTGGTATTTACGTGGAAGATCCCGAGGATAATATAAGTGATACAAATACAGTTTAAGATATGGTCTCATAATGTCTACTAGTTTTTTTCTAGGGAAGCCACAGGATATGCGAATATCTCCGATATATCGTTTATAATCTAAAAACATCCTCAATACGTATGGATACAATTTATCATGATGTCCATTTTTTACTTCGTTGGTTATTGATCGATCTCTAATAATGACTTCATATTTTGAAACATAGTCAGTAGATTTGAAATTACTAATGAAATATGCATGGAAAAGTTCGTCTATTTTGTAATTATTTGTCTTCAAATAAAAATAAAAATTGTACAAGATGTTATCAGTAATTTTCATATTATTGTAAGGATTTTTTATTTCTAATATTTCTGGAAAATATTCCTCTGTGTTACCTATGCAGGTAACAATAATTTGTTGAAACTCGCTAATTCTGAACAAGTACTTATTATCACTTTGTATGATTACATATACATTTTTATCATTCTCACTTATAGGTTTTAATAATAAATCAAACTGATTTTTTGCCCCTGTATAACGCATCTTTATGATATTAAGAAACTTCATAAGACTGTGGTAATGTTTCTGACACTTTATATACAAATCAAAAACACTTTGTGGAACAACCTTTGGGTTACGTCGACCAATAACCGCTCCAAAAGAATTATCGTTTTTGTTGTATAGTTCACCGTTGTTTTCTGCGCAAAATAAACTAGGGGGGTCTCTATGCATACTCGTAAACAGCATTAATTTTAATATGTTTTTAATGTCTTGTGACCCGTGCGCATATGCCTTATACATCAATGGTCTTAAAAAACGATTATAAAAAATCCAGTCATCATCATCCATATCATACAGTTCAAACTCTGGAACAAACTTTGTTAAGTCTGTATTCATATTCGGTTGTCTCAATACATTTTTGCATATATTGATAAATGTATCGGTCATTATATTGATATGGTTATTTTATATAGTAAATACACTATTATATTGGTGTTATTATCTTTAACTGTATTTGATATTATTAGTTAATAAATTATCCGGCATGAGACGTGGTTAACGTATAAAAATACAATATATACATTGTTAATTGTATTTTTATCATTTATTATCTACAACACCAATTGCCTACCTTAGAACCCTGGATTGTAGTTACTATCTCCACCTGTATCTACAGTCTTTACATTCGCAGCGTTATGATAAATCGACAAGTTATCTTTACTGCATTCATCGTTCGTATCCTCCTTTACATACATCTTGTTAATACGTTCTTCATCTGTCATTGTTTCAAAATCGACCACTTCATCTACCTTTTGCATCTCGGTCATATCTAAGAACACTTGGAAACTGTTTGTTCCAAAGGTTCCTTCCTGGCCACACATAATATTGGCAGACACGCCATGCATCATATCAAGCTCTCCATGTCTAGCTGCTCTCAAGAACATCTCGGGAGTTTCTTCAAAGGATGCCTTGGCGATTGGACCAATGTTATCGTTGTTAATTCCATGACGGAAGATTGAGATCATCTTATTTGCGTATGTCATTCTGTCACACAATAATCCAAGGTGGTGCGCATTTACGTATGTGCCATCAAACTCAATAACATCTACCAGCTCGTTATATATGGATTGTCTCGCAGCCTCGATTCCAAACACATTGTATGTCTCAATGATATTATTACTAAATGTCTTCTTGTAATCAATGTAATCAAGAGCAAGCACATCAATCAGGTTAGACCCGTCAGTATCAAGAACCCAGATTTCCTTCTTTTGGAACTTTCCATCCTTTTCACAAACGTTATCTTTGATCTTTCGCATAATAACTTTACCAATATTTTTAGTACCACGCAATACAATATTATTCACGAGTTCTTCTTGAAACTTTCTTAGTTTATAAATATGGTCAGATTGATCAATAGATTGTACCTTTGAGCTACCTTTTCCATCTTTTGCTACAAGCTTTGAAACCTCATTCATACGAATACGGAAGATAAGCTTATCTGAATTGTAATCAGAATATACACAGTTTACTTCGCTACCATAACTACTACTGATAGCAAAGTTAACATCTTCCATTGTAATGTTCTTATCCAGCATCACATCTGAGTTCAGTTCCATGCGAACAACCCACTTTGACTTTTCAACATTTTGGGTGTTCTCTGTATCATTACACTCTTCCATCATTTTCTCAAACTCGTAAAACTGTCGAATAGTATCTCGATCTTCTTCGATCCTACTATCTTCGTCACGAGGATCAAAACAGATATCAATCTCCTTGATAATCTCACGTAGTCGAGTATGTTCGAGCATATTCATAACTGTTTGCGCTCGTTCTCTTTCCTCTTCATCTTCTTCATGTAAGAAGACAGTAAGCGATGGGTTCTTTGGCTCAGAAGACAATGACAATATCTCTTCAATACGAGGAACACCACGAGTAACGTTTGATTTAGAAGCCACACCGGCGAAATGGAATGTATTCAATGTCATCTGTGTAGTTGGTTCACCAATACTTTGTGCAGCAATCATTCCAACCATCTCACCAGGGTTAATAATTGCCTTTTTATAGTTAAGAATAACAGTCTCAACAAGCAATGTCAATGCAGCCCTGTTCATACGCTTGATAACAACTAACAAATGAGGCGACAAGTTGAAGAAGTATAACATCTTAAATAGTTGATTGGGAACAGCCGAACGAATACCTTCAAGAACTGCATAACCCTTTTCAATAATGGTGTATGCTTCAAGAAGAGTAACATCTACCTTTGAAGAACCAGTAATGTTTAGTTGACCTGCAATGTTGTTGATAATGTGGACAAATCCTACTGGACAATAGATATCAGTGTCATTCTTATTTTTGTAAATCTTCTCCACCGCATCATTTCTCATTTGTATCATCATGTCAATATACTTCTTGTTACGCTTGTTTAATTCGTCTAACTGTTTCGTATGCAACTTCTTCGTCTCAGCATCATAAATATTTCCCAAAATGCTCTTTGACCCCTTAGCATCTGGGATACTGTAGTGTGCATAGATATCTTGAATGCTCATTTCAACAAGGGGAAGTATCTGCTTTTCAACACGGATTGGATCAAAGCTATCGTCGCCATATGTAAACTGAACAATCTTTCCTTTGTTCGTTCTGACAGTCATGTCATAACTGACCATCAAATCTTCCATGCCTTTAATAAGGCGACGCTGTATGTACCCAGTAGTAGAGGTCTTTACCGCAGTATCAATAAGACCTACACGACCACCCATAGCATGGAAGAACAATTCCTGAGGAGTGAGACCATTGATGTATGAACTTTCAACAAATCCTCTAGCACTTGGGCTGTCGTCATACTTAGTGTAGTGCGGAAGTGTTCGGTTTTCAAAACCATAAGGTATACGTTTACCGTCTACATTCTGTTGACCAAGGCATGAAATCATAAACGAGATATTCAACTCACTGCCTTTTGACCCTGCAGTTACCATGGTAACAAACCGGTTGTCCTTATCAAGACTGCTCAATCCAATCTTACCAGATTCTGAAGTTGCTTGGTTAAGAATGTTGTTCACTTGAGTTTCAAACTCCTCCTTATTTGTCTTTCCAGTATTATTTTCAAACACATCAAGCCGGGTTTGATCAATCAAGTCTTTCACGTTATTTTTCTTATTTTCAATAACCTTGATAATCTCCTGCGTGGTGCTTTCATTTGACAACAAGTCACTAATACCAACACTAAATGAAGTATTACATAGGTATTCAGTAACAATGTTTTGAATATCATCAACGAAATGACTCACTGCCATATTTCCGTAATCATTGCACACGCGTTGCAACAATCCACGACCAGGGCCACCAAGCACTCCCTTCGTCATCTGACCACGAACATATCTTCCATCTACAATTTCCAACACTTTGTTGGATGTCTTAGCATCCTCGCCATCCTTAAGAGGTTTGGTGTTGTATTTCAAAGACATTGGTGGCATGATTTGAGATAAGAGGTCGAAACTGGATACTCGCCCATCTTCTAACAACTTGCTCTCGTCAATCTTTGTAGACATCATAAGCAAGTTCATCGCACGACGCTTTTCAAATGTGATATTATCACGTGTAAACAAATGACAGCCAAGCATGGAATCTTGGTAAATGCCAATAATAGGGGCATTATTCGCTGGACTAACCATCTGATATGGTACTGCTGCCAAACAACGCAGCTCGGTCTCTGCTTCCACATCTTGTGGCATGTGTAAGTTCATTTCATCTCCATCAAAATCAGCATTGTAAGGTTTTGTATCGGCAACATTCATTCTAAATGTATCACCTTTTTCCATGATCTTTGCAATGTGGCACATCATGCTCATTCTGTGCAATGTTGGTTGACGATTAAACAGGATAGGATCACCATCCATCATGTGGCGATGGACAAAATCACCATCTTCCAGGTTCAAGGTACTTTTATCAACATATCGCAATGTAATAGATTGGCCACCCTTCTTTTCTAAAATCTTTGCACCAGGATGAATATCTGGACCGTTAAGAACAAGCTTCGTCAAGAAGGCTCGATTGCGCTCATTCACCTTTACCGGTTTGGTAATGTTCTTGGCGATCTTCATAGGAATACCAAGTTCTCGAATAGAGATATTTGGATCAGCTGTGATAACAGAACGTGCGCTAAAGTCAACACGTTTCGCCATGAGGTTACCACGCATACGACCACCCTTTCCATTCAAGCGATCCTTGATAGACTTCAAAGGACGACCAGAACGTTGTGCTACGGAAGCAACACCAGGGATTTTGTTGTCGATTTGCGTGGCAACATAATACTGTAACACAGTTGCCCAATCTTCAATGATATTTCCTGCTGCATTGTTGTCGATTTTTTCTTGAGATGTCTTATTTGTTTTAATGATATTACAGTAAATATGTGTCAAGTCATCCTCACTTCTCTGCTGAGCATCATGCTTAACTGAAGGGCGAACTGCGGGTGGGGGAACCGCAAGCACCTGACAAATCATCCAGTCAGGACGAGACCACTTTGGACTGAAGCCCATAAAGGCAACATCTTCATCTGAAATACGCCTGCATATCTTAAGAACCATCTCAGGGGTTAGCTTAATTATGATAGCCTCTCCCTCAGTTTGCTTCCACTCGGCAACAATAGTAGCTAACCCCTCTTTTTGTATTTTACGTGGCTGGACACACCCGCATCCACATTCAGTCTCGTCGCCACATTTCTTGACATTGCTTGCAATAGGAAAGATATACTTCCAGCGAGCATCGCCATCGTATTTCAATGCATTGCTATAGGTTTCTTTTGAAATCTTCAACTTGCTGCATTTAAAGCAGACACATCTCAATATTTTTATGATAGATGGAAGGTATTGAATATAATATACTGGTTTTGCTAATTCAATATGACCAAAGTATCCAGGGGTTTTCAAATAGTCTAATCCATCCGTAAGGCATATAAGTCCAGGTTCAAGAACACCCATTCGAGGGTCAAATAATCCTCCAATAACAGGCTTATTGTTAATATACGTGTCACGACTGGTGATCTCAGCAACCGAAGAATTGCGGATTTCATCAGGTGACAGTATGCTAAACTGAATACCTAAAATCTTAGAGGGAACGACATTTTGTGTTTCTGTCATGGTTACCTTCCTTTATAATAATGTACTATTTTTAGATTGTTATACGGATCAATTTACATAACTATTAATTGATGTGAATATTACTAAGTTCTATTTATAATTATAATAACGAAGATGTGAACCAAAAAATATTGTTCAAATATATACAAGACATCCAATGGATACAAAATCTCTTCTGAAATATAGTGTACATATTTCACTCCTCGTTCAGATTTTAACTGGTTTAGGTAACGTGTGGATTTTACAATATAAAACCCCTGCTAATGTTCGTATTTTACGTGAACTTGTGTACGCAGAACTAGCCGTTCAAATTATAGAAGTTATGTTTTACATTTGGCTCACCTATAATTTATTAACAATATCCAATATCACCCCAAATAGATATTATGACTGGTTGTTTACAACACCTACCATGCTAATAACAACAATATCATACTTTATATTTTTAAAGTATAAACATGCAAATGTAGACACTTCAACGCTTAGTATCGTAAACATAGTAAAGAAAGAACTATGGCCAATCTTATCTATTGTCTTTTTGAATGCAATCATGCTTTTATTCGGGTTCCTGAATGAAATTAAAAAGATAGGTACACAATTGGCCGTTACATTGGGGTCAATTGCCTTCTGTGCATATTTTTACATTATTTATAAACAATATGTTTTAGGAGTTGAAGGAACAGACACTATCTTTTATGTATTTTTTACTTTGTGGTCACTTTACGGAGTAGCAGCACTTCTCCCATACGACTGGAAGAATATATCATATAACATACTTGACCTTTTTTCGAAAAACTTCTTTGGTGTATTCATAACTGTTGTACTATATGGTTACGTAAAGTAAATCGACATTTTACTGTTTAAATATATATTTGTATATTTCATTATAATTATACAAATGTGTAAAGTTTTAGTTACAGGTGGTTCAGGATTAGTAGGTAATGGAATACAAAATATTTATAAACATACAGAATATTCGGATTATGAATATATATTTATGAGTAGTAAAGACTGTGATTTAAAAGATTATCATTCGACAATGACATATTTTACATTAATAAATCCAACACATGTAATACATCTTGCCGCAAATGTTGGAGGATTGTTCAAAAATATGGCACAAAAAGTACAGATGTTTGAAACAAATATGCTAATAAATACAAACGTTCTACAAGCTTGTCACAATTGTAATATTGGACATGTTGTTTGCTGTTTAAGTACATGCATCTTTCCAGATAAAACTACATATCCTATCGATGAAACTATGCTACATAATGGCGAACCGCATCATTCTAATTATCCATATGCATATGCTAAGCGAATGTTAGAAATATTATGTAGATCTTATAACGAACAATACGGATACAATTATAAGTGTGTTATACCAACAAATATTTACGGGTCTCATGATAACTATAACTTAAATGATTCACACGTAATACCTGGATTAATTCATAAATGTTACAATGCTAAAAAAAATAACGAACCTTTTGTTATTGCTGGCACCGGGAAACCTATGAGACAGTTCATTTACAGTAATGACTTAGCTGAACTTATTTTATGGGTGTTGTTCGACTACAAAGAAAAAGATCCTATCATATTATCTGTTTCACAAGACGATGAATTTTCAATAAAAGATATAGCAATGATGATTGCAAATGAGTTTCAATATACACACAATATTACGTTTAATGATAAGTATTCGGATGGTCAATACAAAAAAACAGCCGATAATTCAAAGCTTATGAGTTATAGACCACAAACAAAGTTTACTAATATTCAAACTGGAATAAAAATGACTGTTGGTTGGTTTATAAATAATTACAAAACGGCAAGAAAGTAGAATGTCAATACAAGTATAAATTGATCAATAATTTAAAGCTTATGCTATAACATAAAAGAGTATTTATTAGGTTTTACTAAAACAGAATGGGTCGCAACAATAACGATAACAAGGGAGGTAAAAAATCCCCAAGATCAGAAAAGGATACAAAGGACAAAAAGAGAGGAAACGCAGATGACGGAGGAGATGATGAAGAAATTATGGACGAGCTTGAATATAAAAAGTTCTTGCACAAGTTGTTTCCTTCTAAGCATTTGTCTGAAAACGTAAAGGCCGGTGAACGCCTTAAAAAAGTTCTCAAAAAGGATGCAGATGAAATTTCTGCAGAAGATCAAGAAGGTTCAGACTCTAATAGCGAGGCCGAAGATGAGGTAGTTATTAAAACGAATAAAAAAAATAAGGTCGTTTCTAAGACAAAGAAAGACAAGGTCATTGAAATCTTTGAGGAAGAAGACGATGAAGATAATGATGGAAATGATACAAAAAAGAAGACAAAGAATAAGAAGGAAAAAAGAACATCCAAGGCGACCGCAGGATCATCATCTGGTGGAGGAAACTATAACATTATCTTTACAATCGGAGGCGAAGAGCACGAAGAGGATGAAGAATATGACGAAGATGAAGATTCCGACTGGGAAGAAGAGTCTGAATACGGAACAGAAGACGAAGATGAAAGCGTATCAAGTGTTTCAGATTCGTCAGATGAAGATGAAGACGATGAAGAGGAGGAGGAGGGGGAGGAGGAAGAAGAAGAAGAGGAGGAGGAAGAAGAGTATGTTGAAGAAAAACGTCGTAATACTCGTAGCACAACTAGAGTAAAGAAAAGCAAGTCAGAAGTTGACCTAGTTGAAAAAGGAACATCTGAAGGTGTAGAACAAAACAAAAGCGTTCTTGATGCTATGAAAAAGTTGTGTGTTGAAAATCCAGGAAACAAACTTCTTCGAGAATCTATGAAAATGGGCATTGAACACTACAACAGCAAGGTAGAAAAATCAGAACGCCAAGTAGAAAGAAAAGAACAAAAACAAAAGGATAAAAATGCACGCATCTTCAAGAAGCTACTAAGAAATAAAAATAAAACAAACGACTACACATTCTTTGATGGTCTCGAAAAGGAAAAGCAAATCAAGCTAATTAAAGAAGCCAGAGAAGTGAATAAAATCTCTAATATTGAAACACCATATCGTATCAATCTTCTACAATCAGATATACCACATGTATTCAAATCTATCGCATTGAAAAAGCTTAACTCCCTCAAGTATATGGAGCCTGGAAGCGGCGAGTTTTATAAAATCAAGAACTGGGTGGACACATTTATGCGTATTCCATTCAACACCTATAAAACACTTCCAGTCACAATGGAAGATGGCGTAGACAAGTGCCACGAGTTCATGGAAAATGCACAAGAAACTCTGAACAACGCGGTATATGGTCTTGATGATGCTAAGATGCAAATTATGCAAATGCTAGGTCAGCTAGTAACAAACCCACAAGCTATCGGATCGGCGATCGCAATCAAGGGTCCCATGGGAACTGGTAAGACGACCCTTGTAAAGGAGGGTATTTCAAAAATCCTAGACAGACCATTTGCGTTCCTTGCTCTTGGAGGTGCAACAGATAGTAGTTTCCTCGAAGGTCACTCGTATACTTATGAAGGAAGTGTTTGGGGTAAAATCGTTCAGATCATACTCGATAGTAAGTGCATGAACCCAGTTATCTACTTCGATGAGCTAGATAAGATTAGTGACACCCCCAAGGGTGAAGAGATTGCGGGCATTCTTACACACCTCACAGACACAAGTCAAAATAGTCAGTTTCATGATAAATACTTTTCAGAGATTGACTTTGATTTAAGTAAGTGCTTGTTTATCTTCAGTTACAATGACGAAAGCAAGGTGAACCCCATCTTAAGAGATAGAATGTATCGTATTCAGACGATGGGATACGATGTTAAAGAAAAAGTGGTCATTTCAGATAGCCATGTCTTGCCAAAAATTAGAGAACAGGTTAGATTTTCGAACGAGGATGTTATCATTCCAGAAGATACAATCAGACATGTTATTACCAATTACTGCGATAAAGAAGATGGTGTTCGCAATCTTAAAAGGTGTCTGGAAATCATATTCACAAAGCTTAACCTATACCGACTTATGAAACCTGGAACAAATCTTTTCAAAAAGGAAATGTCATTAGAGGTTACATTTCCCCTTACCGTAACAAATGAAGTTGTAGATAAACTTCTTAAACGCAGTGGCGGTGCATCGGTGTCGCACACAATGATGTATCTATAAAAAAATAAACTTATATGTAATCTATATAAATAGATCTTTTTTTACTATTATACTATAGCTATAATCATCAATACATATGTCGCAACATGTTATTAAAAAGCCACAGCCTTCGCCAGAAGGAGCCTATGCGGACAAACTGTCTATTTCAGCATATCGAAGGGTTATCGCAAGTATGCAACAACAACGAACTGTTCTTCAACTTAATAGTATGATTGGACAAGATCCCTCCAGAAAGGTAGCAATGAAAAAGATAGACGAACATATTGCTAGCCTAGAGAATACACTAAAAGGTATGTGTAAACATAATTATGTCGAGGATTATATCGATATTGATCCAGATAAAGGAATGCAGATAACGTATTGTGACAAATGTTTTCAAACATTTCCAAATCGTTAACACATGTGAGAAATAATTTCATAATAGATATAATATATTATGAAATT